CGCCGCCGCCGCCCTGCTGGCCGTCGGCGCCGCCGCGATATCGGCCGGACGCGCCGCCGCCGAGGACGCACAGTCGCAGGCCGTCCTGGCGAAGAACCTAGAGAACAGCGCCGGGGCGACGAAGTCGCAGATAGCCGCGACTGAGGACTACATCGGGAAAATGGCCCTGGCCACCGGCGTGGCCGACGACAAACTACGCCCGGCCATGTCCAACCTGGTCCTGGCCACGAAGGACACCGCGAAGGCGCAGGACGCCCTAGGCGTCGCCCTGGACGTGTCGGCCGCCACCGGCAAGGACGTCGAATCGGTGTCGTCGGCCATGGCGAAGGCCTACGCCGGGAACACGTCGTCCCTGGGCCGCCTGGTCCCGTCCCTGGACAAAGCCACCCTGGCGTCCGGCGACATGGACGCCATCATGCGGGAACTGGCCGACGCCACCGGGGGCGCCGCCGCCGCCGCCGCCGACACCGCCGCCGGGAAAATGGACCGGATGAACGTCGCCATGGGCGAGGCACAGGAAGCCATCGGCGCGGCCCTGCTTCCTGCCATGGCGTCCCTGGCCGAAGTCCTGGGGAAGGTGGCGAAGTTCGCGGCCGAACACCCGAAGTTGTTCCAAGCCGTGGCCGTGGCCATCGTGGCCGTGTCGGTGGCCATCCTGGCCCTAAACGTCGTGTTGAAGATCATGACGATTCAGACGCGCCTGGCCGGGAACGAAGCCGCGAAGTCGTGGCTGAAAGTCCTGGGACCCATCGGCCTGGTGATAGCCGCCGTCGGCCTGGCCGTCCTGGCCGTCCGGTACATGTGGCAGAACAGTCAGACGTTCCGCACCATCGTCCTGGCCGTGTGGCAGGCCGTCCGGTCCACCGTCGTGGCCGTCACCGGCGCGATTCGGTCCGCCTGGCAGAACACGACCGAGGCCCTGACGACGGGCGCCCAACACGTCGGGCAGGTCGTCCGCGCCGTGTGGCAGTCCGTCCGGGAGACGTGGCAGAACGTCACCGGCGCCATCCGGGAGGCCTGGAACAACACCACGTCCACCATTCGCACCGCCGCCGCCAATACCCGGGAGGTCGTGTCGAACGCGTTCCGGGCCGTGCGTGACGTCGTGGTGCCAATCTTCCAAGCCATCCGGGAGGCCTGGTCAAACATGGTCGGGGCCATCCGGGGGTCCGTGGCGGGCCTGGCCGCCGTCCTGGCCGCGCCGTTCCACGCCGTGAAGTCCGTCATTGACGGGGTCGTGCAGTCGGTCCAGTCCCTGATTGGATGGCTGGGCCGAATCAAGGTCCCGAAGATCAACCTTCCCGGCCCATTCAGTCTCCCCGGGGGCCTGGCCGTCGGTGTGTCCGCGCCGCCCGTCCCCGGCCCCACCGCCCTGGCCGGGTCCCGCACCGCCACCGGTGGGGGTATCAACATCACCGTGAACGGGGCCATCGACCCCGAGGCCACCGCCCGGCAGATACGGCGCATCCTGGCCGGGCACGACCGGCGCGTGGGATTGGCGACGCCATGACCGTGGGAACCCATTCCGTCGTCGTCTACGCGGACCGGAACGCCGCGCAGTGGGGGACACCCATCGTGTCTAACCCGTACTTCACCGTGAACGCCACCGGGTGGGGGCCGCAGCCGTTCGGAACGGCGCCGGTGTGGGTCGGCGGAACCCTGAACATGCCGACCGGTGGGGCCATCCACCGCGACGGGAACCCGACGTACGCCACGCCCCGGAAGGCCGGTAACGCCCGCTACCGGGTGCGCGCCACGTTCACCGTCAACAGCGTCACGAACCCCCGGACGAACCCGCCTAACTGTCAGGTATTCCTGCACCTGTACGTGGGCCGCACCCACGCGGACGCGTCACAGGGCAACTTTTGGCGCCCCAATGACGCCGCCGACGTCATGTGGACGGCCCTGAACGCAGGCCTGGGCACCCACACTCTGGAACTGGAAGTCACGGTCCCGGCGTCGTTCCATCCTGAGTATCAGTTCCTGGGCGTGGCTATACAGTTCACCGACTACGACGGCAGTCCCAACACGTCCACCGACACGATTGAAGTCCAGTACCGGTCCGAAGGTGGGCAGGCCGACATTTCGTGCCTGTTGGACGAGGTGACCATCGTGCAGGGCCGTCCCGGCCCCGCCGGACAACCCGAGGCCGCCGCCGCCACGTTGGACCTGACCACCGGCCCCGGCGCCCCCCTGCCCGCCCTGGTGGACACCGGCGCCGTCATTCTGGTGACCACGTCCCTGGCCCTGGCCGACGGGTCGTCCGTGGAGTCCGTGCGTTTCATCGGGCGTATCACCGACGTCGCCCTGGGATGGGAAGCCAACGGCCCCGACACCCCCGACACCGGTGTGGGACAGGTCGTGGCCGTCGGACTGCTGGCCGACCTGGCACGCCGAGTCGTCGGGTCAACGCCGTTCCCGCAGGAACTGGACGCCGCCCGGGTGGCCCGCGTCCTGGACCTGGCCGGACTCCCCCCGGCGCCGACCGCGATTGACCCCGGGACCGTGCAGGTACTCCCCCGCGACATTGACTCCCGGGCCGCCCTGGAAGTCATCCAAGACGTGGCCACGTCCGCGAACGGCATCCTGTGGGAAACACGCGGGGGCGAACTGCGCTACGCCGATTCGGAACACCGGCGCAACGTCCGCACGTTCGGCGTCGTCCTGGACGCCTGCGACGTGGACGTAACGCCGACCTGGACCCGGACCCTTGAAGGCCTGGTCAATCAGGTGTCCATCGGCTACGGGGACACCCCCGACGAAGGCGAACAGCCCCGCTACCTGGCCGAGGCGCCCGCGTCCGTCACGACGTGGGGTCGCTACAACTACAGCCTGGGGTCGGAACTGGCCGCCCTGGCCGACGCCACCGCCCTGGGCCAGTTGCTACTGGCCCGCAATTCGTCGCCCGTGTGGAACCTGTCCGGCGTCCCCGTCAACGCCGACGACCTGGACCCCGACGTGTACCGGTCCCTGCTGGCCCTCGAAATGCACTCCCTGGTGAACCTAACCGGCATGCCTGCCATCGGGACCACGCCGACGTCCGCCGCCGTGTGGCTAGAGGGATGGACCGAACGCCTGGCGTGGGGGGTCCACACGTTCGAACTGGCCCTGTCCGGCTACTGCCGCACCGCACCGCCGCCCCGGTGGGACGACCTGAACCCCGGCGCGACCTGGGACACCATGGCCGCCGCCGTCACCTGGGATTCCGCCGCATGCCTGGGACCAACGTCCGACTTCGGCCGATGGGACGACGTGCCCGCCACCCTTCGGTGGGACGACCTGGCCCCCGCCGTCACCTGGAATTCGTGGACCGTCACACCGACGACCGCCGCCGCACCCGCACCCGATGAGAGGACCCTGTCATGGGTGGAGTAACCCCGAAGTACGCGCTCCCGTACCCGACCGGAACCGACCGCGTCATGGATGGGGACAACGCCATGCAGGCCCTGGCCGAACGCCTGGACGTCGTACTGGGCGCCGTGCGTGCCGCCATGGTGTCTAAGTCTGTCGCCCTGGTGGGGGTGAAGCCGCCGTCAGGTGGGTGGCTAGGAATCACCCAAAGTCAGGTGACCGTCACCATGTCGGCGGCAGCCCTGGTGTACCTGAAAGTGGCGTCCGATTGTCAGGGCATCATCGGCACGGGCGCCCTGTCACAGCGCATCGGGTCGGACGACGCGTCGGTGGCTACGTCATACGACGCCGACGGGGACCGGCGGGAACTCACCTGCCATTCGTTCCTGTACCTGCCCGCCGGTGGCACCGCCATGCAAGTCGCATTCCAGACGTTCGCCAACCCCGCCGCCGGATTCAACATCAACACCACGCGGTGGTCCGTGTACGCCGTCGGTGGTTCCCCGACCCTCACCTAGGAAGGCACGCCATGACCGACGACGTACCGAGCAACCCGCCCCCCGGCGCGACCTACGGCCCCGAGGACGCAACCGAAGCAGCCACCGACACGCCGCCCGACACGACCGAGGACACCGACGCATGACGAACGCCCCACCCGAACGCCCCGGCGGACAGGACGACGGCCCCGACACCCTGGCCACCGTCGTGGTGGTCCTGCGCCTGTTGTCCGACGTCGCCAACCGCCTGCGCGACGACGGGGACCACGACGACCTGTTGTTGCGCATGGCCGCGACCCGGTCCGTCCTGTTGCGTCTGCGCGAACGACTGGCGAAGCCATGACCGCCCGCGACGCCGACGAAGCCGTGGCCAACGCCAACAGCCACACGTCCTACGACACCGGTATGTGCCAACAGTTCGTCCGGGGTCCCTGCTGGGAGGTCCCCGCCGTGTTCGGGTCGGCCATCGAAGCGTGGGACGGCGCCCGCCACAAACACCCCGGCGACCGGAACCCGCCGAAGGGGGCGCCCTGTTTCTACCGGGGCGGCCAGTACGGCCACGTAGTCATTGCGAAGGCCGACCCCGTCCGGTCCACCGACACGCCGTCAACGGGCCGGGTCGGGGACACCGCCCTGGACCACTTCGAAAGGGCGTGGGGGTACACCTACCTGGGATGGACCGAAGACCTGAACGGCTACGACCTGCCATTGGGAGGGGGTGACGACGACATGAACCTGGGAGACGAAATCACAGAGTGGTCCCCCGACGACGGGGCCACGGGAGACACGACCGTGGGGAAGACTCTGAACCAAGCGCGGGGGTACGCGGAAGACACCTACGAGCGCGTGAAGCGACTGGAAAAGGACGTGGCGAAGATTCTCGACAAGTTGGGATGACGACATGACCGACCTAGGCGCGTCCCGCGTCATCCTGGAACCGGAACTGGCCGACCACCTGGCCCACGGTCGCACGACCGAGGCCGAAGCCATCCGGGCGGAACTGGCCGCCCGGACGTGGCAGAACCTGAACCCCTACGCAGGATGGACGGTGCCCGCATGATTACGACCGAGACAGTGGCAGTGATGACGTTCGTCCTGGTGGCGATCCTGGTCCTGTTGGTCGTCTTCCGCCGATGACCGAGACGACCGACATTCACGTGGTAGCCGGGTCCGTGCGGGCCGTCCTGGTCGGGGGCGACTGGTGGAACGTCACGGACGCCGTCGTGTCGTTCGCCGACTTCACCCGGGCCGGGGCCGACGGCCCGACCGTGACCGCCGTCGGCCTGTACCTGGCCGTCACGATCCAAGGCGGCCCGCAGAACGGCAAACGCATGGTGACCCCCTGGCGTGCAGTGGACGCCGTGCGTATGGCGTAGACGGGTGCGCGTGACGTAGCGTCGTGCGTATGACGACGCCCGATGCCGCCGCCGCCCTGGTGGCCGCCGCCGACGTGTTCCTGGCCGCCCGCCTGGTCCTGGCCCGTGACGCCTGGGACGCCGCCCTGTTGGCCGGGGACCTAGAGGCCGCCGACCGCCTGGCCGTCGAAGTGGCCGACCTGGAAGCGCGTCGCCCATGAACGGCGGGCGGTCCGGGTATCTCGCCCCCATCGCGTCCCGGGCCGTCCGTCTAACAACCATTCGGCATACGTGGATTCGTCCATGTATGACCAATGGGTGTATGATTGCCATAGGCAAGCCGCCGAAGAAAACACACACCGGGAGACACCATGACGAAGCGATACACCCCAACCGCCGCCGACACCGCCGCCATGATCGCCGCGCAGGACGACCTGAACGCCAAGCGCAACCAGAACGACACCGCCGCCACCGTTCCCACGATCCTGTGGAACCGCCACCGCGCCGGGACCTACGGGGCGTCCATGCCCATCAACGGGGAGGCCGGGGCGTTTGAGGCCTTCGCAGTCCGCGACGGGGACACCTGGTGCCTGTCCGTCTACGCGTACGACCGCCCCCTGGCCCCGGCCCGTTGGTTTGACACCCTGACCGCCGCCCGCGCCGCCGCGCAGTCGGACTACGACGTCGTGGAAGGCGTGAACCTGTGATGCGCGCCGCTATCGCCGCCGCCCTGGTGGCCGCCGCCCTGGTGGCCATCCCGGCCACCGCCGACGCCGCCACCCCTGACCGGAAGTGCGTTGACCGCGCCGAACTGCGACAGGTTCGCCCGGGCATGACGACCGCCGCCGTGTACGACGTCCTGGACGGCCGGGGGTCCCTGTCCTACGCCGGGAACAGTTCCGGCTACCGGTACGCCACCCGCACGTGGCGCACCTGCACCCCGTACGGAAGCGCGTTCGTGTCATTCAGTGCCGACCCCGGCGCCCCCCTCACCGTGGACGGCAAGGGGGCGTCATGGTGACCACGACCGGCACCCGCGAGGCCCGCGCCGTCGCGTACAACCGCATTTCACGCTTCCGCGTGACACAGGGGGGCGACGTCGTGACCGTCGCCCCCCGGGGCGTGGACCGGCAGGCCGAAGACGCCGACGAACTGGCCGACCTGCGCGGCCTGGGCACCGTCCGGCACATCACCGACAACAACCAGTCCGCGTCCGAGTACGCCGCGAAGGCCCGCACCGGGTGGCCGGAACTGTTGGAGGCCGTCCGGTCCGGCGAATACACCCACGTGCTGGTGTGGATGCTTGACCGCGCCGTGCGTCAGGTCGGGGACATTGACGACCTGTTGAAGGCCTGCAAGGCCGGGGGCGCCATCATCGTGCAAACGTCGTCCGGGACCGAAGTGAACCCCCACGACCCGATGGCCAAGGCTATGGCGTTCATGGCCGCCGTCATGGCGTCCGCCGAGGCCGACAAAATGTCCCTCCGTGCGAAGCGACGGAAGGCCGACGACGCGAAGGCCGGGCGCCCCCACGGTGGCCGCCGCCGGTTCGGATACGACGACATGGTGGACGGCGCGTTGACCGTACGCGAGTCCGAGGCGACCGAGATTCGGCGCATGGTGCGCGAACTGCTGGCCGGGGCGTCCCTGCGCGGCATGGCCGACGACCTGGCCGCCCGAGGCATCACCGGCCCCACCGGCGCCACGATCACCGGCCCGAACCTGGGCCTGTTGCTGGCCCGCCCCCACCTGGCAGGCCTGCGCGTCCACAACGGGGAAGTCATGCCGGGCGTCGTCGGCCAGTGGCCCGCGATCATTTCCGAGGCCGACCACCGCCGCGTCGTGGCCCTGCTGAACGACCCGCGCCGCCGCACGTCGCCCGCGTCCAACGTCCGCCGTCACCTGTTGTCCGGCGTGGCCCTGTGCGACGCGTGCGGGACCAAGATTCTGACCGGCCCGAAGGGTGTCTACCGGTGTCCCACCGGCCGCCACGTACAGAAGTCCATGGACCTGGTGGACGACGTCGTGGTGGGTGCAGTCCTGGGCCTGTTGCGTACGTCCACCGCCGCGTCCCTGTTCGCCGACGACACGACCGCCGAAGAACTGGACGCCCTGGAAGTGGCGAAGGCCGCGAAGGCCGCCGAACTGTCCGAGGCCCGCGCCCTACGCCGGGACGGTCGTCTGCGCCTGGACGAGTACGCCGACCTCACGTCCGCGATCCGCGACGAAATGGACGCCCTGGACGCCCACATGGCCGCCCTGGTCGTAGACGACAACAGGGACGCCGACATGTTCGCCGACCTGTTGGGCGCACAGGCCGACGACGCGTGGGCCACCATGGACCTGGCCCGCCGACGGTCCGTCATCGCCCGCCTGGTGACCGTCCGCCTGGTCGGCCGGGGCCGTGGGTCCCGGTTCACCCCGTCGGACGTCGTCATAACCCGGCGCGTGGCCTAGATTCGTACACCTGCACCGGATCACGCATCCGGCGCGGGCGTCACAGACCCGGCGGCCCTCCTGTCCCTGTCGTTCCTCCCGGTGCGACACACAGGGGGGTCGTCGGTTATTTCGTGTCCGCAATCTTTCGCACCCCCCGAACGCCAAACGGCCCCCCCGACACTCACCCGGAATGGGTGAAGCGCGGGAGGGCCGTTCTGTTTGCGAAGACACGCCGGGCCATTACGTCAGACCCGGGCGTGTCGCCCCCTGTTGCCCGTTGTTGCCACGGACCCCCACCGTGGACATATGGCCATCACTGACGCACAACGGGCCGCCGCCGAAGCCTACGTGGCCGAATGGTTGGCCGCCGAACCCGACCTGACCGACGACGAACTGGCCGACCTGCGCGCCATCATTCGTCCGCGCCTGTCCCCGCGTGCGACCGCGTCCGGTGCATCCGAAGGCCCCGGGGCGACTGCGCCACCTTCCCGCACAGGTCGCAGACCGTCGTCCCCTCCGTGACCTCCTGGGAAGCCTTCCGGGGGGTCCTGGACGGCCTAACGCCGTCGGCCTGGCGTCCTACATCGGCGAGGAAGTCCAGTACGTCCTGTAGGCCCTTCCCGTCGTCGCCGCACAGGTCCACGTCG